GCAGCAAGAAGAAATCTCATATGATAGAGAGGTGTTAACCATAGAGATCGGGGGTCGAGCACCACCAATATGGCGGCAAATTCGGAAAATGGGTGTTCCGAATCACTAAAACCATGATTACCGGTAGTCCGAATCTACCTGTCGCCACGATTATCTATTTATTTAATTGAGAAAGATATATGACAGTTTTCAAGAAACCTTCAGAGCTCCAACCCAAGCTCTGTATTACAGCCTTAATCTACGGGCAACCCGGTGTGGGTAAATCCACATTGGCTTGTTCCGCCCCCGGAGCGGTCTTATTTGACTATGATGGGGGAGCGACACGTATCAATGGTGCTCATCAAGTGCCAACGCTACAAGTCCACTCATGGGAAGACACACAAGCGGCACTCAACGAGTGTATGACCGATCCAACGATACAGACAATCGTTGTTGATACCGCAGGCAAGATGTTATCCTATATTGAGGATTACATCAAGCGCACACAGCCTAAGATGGTTAAGTCAGGCGGATTAACGATTGCAGGCTATGGTGTCCGCAAGCAGATGTTTAACGAGTTTATACAGACTGCATTGCGAACCAAGCGCCACCTTATTTTTGTTGCGCACGAGAGCGAGCAGAAACAAGGAGACGAGACATATATCCGACCGGAGATTGGCGGCTCATCAGCCAACGACCTCTTTAAAGACCTTGACCTTGCCGGGTATATGCGAATGGAGGGAAACAAACGTACAATCACGTTTGACCCTCGCGACAAGTATTATGCTAAGAACTCTTGTGACGGTATGGAGGGACTTATCACACTCCCAACGACTGTAGATGTTCATGGGCGAGAGCTTCAAGCTAATGACTTCATGACACAAGTTATTGCAGCATATCAACGTCGCCAACTAAAAAATATTGAAGAGAACAAGCAATATGAAGAATTGTGTGAGCTTATTAGAGACACGATTAACAATGTTGCTTGTGCAAAAGATGCCAACGAAGTCATCGAATGGGTGCAGACACTGCAACACATACGCAATTCCAAGGCGAAAGCCGCAGTACTTTTGCAAGCCAAGTGTCAAAGTCTCGGCTTGAAGTTTGATAAAGAGGGCAAGGTGTATGCAGACAGTTAGTTATAGGCTCTATCCGTCTTTGCTCGATAAGTTCCAGCAATACCTCAACTATGAAGAAGAAGCTGAGGAAGCATGGAATAAGGTCAATGATGAATATAAGCTCACACCTGACGAGATGGCGCTCAGCATTGAAGCCGAACTCATCAACAGCATCAATAGATGCCCGCGAGAAGCGAGTGAGGCTGCTGACCGTGGTACGGCATTTAATGAGATTGTGGATTGTCTTATTCATCACACCCAATGCAGTCGTGACGATATGACGATTACCACAGGAACAGCAGCGAATGGGACAGCTGTAATAACGGCAAGTCTCAATGGCTTTACGTTTGTCTTTGAGAGGGCATTATGTCAAGAAGTCGCTGATATGTTCCCTGATGCGCTAAGTCAGTTCTTATGTCGTAGCTACATGAATACTGCGTATGGTGTTGTTGAGCTATATGGCTATATCGACGAGTGGATGCCGACACGTATCTGTGATATTAAGACTACATCACAGTACAAATTTGGCAAATACGGTCGAAAATGGCAACGCCATCTCTATCCGTATTGTGTAATCAATTCCGGACAAACTGATAAGGTAGACGAATTTGAATACACAGTAGTTACGCTTAAGTCTCCGACGAAAGCAGCCCCATACATAACCGGTACTGTGTACCGGGAAGTGTACACCTACCGACATGCGCTAACGGTAGAAGTCTTGCGAAGGCACGTAGAAGCGTTCCTAAGCTGGCTTAATACACGACGTGCATTCATCACAGACCAACGTATCTTTGGCGGGGTAAACCCCGAAGGATATGTAGGAGAGAAAATTGAAATAAAAAATTTACAAACTGCTAAATATCTCTGAGCTATGCCACAGATAATTGGAAGTATAATCAAGACATATCCGACCGTGACTCTTCAATCGAAGAGCGGTCAAACTTTTACAAAACGAGATATAGTAATCTCAGTGCGTCGTTATGACCCAATGACAGGACAGCCGAGCGACTATGCTGAGACTCCACTCATCACATTCTTCAATGACCGTTGTGCCTTGCTCGACCAGTTCCAACCCGGTCAGTACGTTCAAATTTCGTATGAATTAACAGGTCGCCGTTACACTAACGCCTCCGGTGAAGAGTTCTATGCTACAGATGTGCGCGGCTATCGCATTGAAGCGTATGCCGGCTATCGTCAGCAGCAACCAGTGCAACCCGTACAGCAATCTGCGCCTGTGCAGCAGCCGAGTCAAATGGCTGCACAGCAACCGCCAATGCAACAATCACCAATGCCACATCCGGGACAGAGTCCGGTTGCCGCATACTTGGCATCGCAGACGCCACAGCCCGGTGTGCGTCAATATCAGACACAGCAACAACCACAAGCTCAACAGCAACCACAGCAAACTCAAAGCCCAATCACGAAGGGTGATGATTTGCCATTTTAATATTTTATTTAATTTTTTTCTTTCTTTTCCCGTTCATGTATTACGACCTTTCCAATACACTACAAGCGCAGAATTTTAAGTTACGATGCAACGAACTGTATCGGAAAGGTTGTAACGTGGAACTTAAAGAAATAAAACCCAAACGTACCTGTCAACAGAATCGCTACCTTCATGCAATATTTGGCTATGTAGGCTCATTACTTGGAGAGAGGGCGGATTTTGTAAAGACCTACTATTTTAAACGAGTTGTTAATCCCGAATTATTCATAGTTCATCGCGTAACCCGATTGGGTGAGCACATCGAAGACTTGCGTTCATCAGCCGAACTCGATACGTCAGCCATGACAATTGCCATAGAAAGATTTCGTGTATGGTGTGCGCAAGAACACCCGATGGAAATAGGCTATATACCGTCTCCGGACGAGCACAGCCTGATACAACATATGGAGCAAGAGATTCAACGCTCGCAACATTACCTTTAATTTAATTCCTGCGATATGACTGAACAACAGAATAACCTATTAAGCTACATCGACTGTCGCTGTCAGACGATTATCCACGATAAGCAAAGCCGCTCAGTACAACCAGACTGTGCATTGCTTAACGAGATATTAGCTGACACTAAACGCGATACGATAGAATGTATGCGTGAACTTATTCGCAGCGGTAAATATCGCGGTGCTATATCTATTAACCAACCAATGCTTTTTATCAAATGAGAAAGACTTATATCGGCATAGACGTTGGCGCAAAAGGCTATATCGCCACCGTAGATAGCGATGGCACATGGAATCACCTTTCACTAATGAATACACCTAATGCAACGGTGTGTGATTTCCTGCGCTCTATTTCTGCGAATAATAATGTTTCGTGTGTCATCGAAGATGTACACGCGCTGTATGGTAGCTCTGCATCTGCGACCTTCAGCTTTGGTGAAGCTAAAGGTTTCCTTGTCGGAGTCCTTACGGCACTATCAATCCCCTTTACTCCCGTTACCCCTCGACAATGGCAAAGTTGTGTATGGACCAATTTTGATAAAGTCAAGGACGGTAAACGACTAAATACAAAAAAAACATCAATCAACGCAGCGTGCCGGCTGTTTCCTGAATTGGATTTTAGGCGCAACGGTAACTGCCGAAATCTTGATGATAATAAAGTTGATGCCACTCTAATGGCGGAATACGCGAGAAGAAACAATTTGTAGTACTCATAACAGTAACAAAAAGATGAAACCAGTAAAAGCATTTACTATCGAGAGAAGTACATACGAGGCTATCGCCTATCTTCCTAACAATATTCGATTGGAGGTCTACGATGCTATCATGCAATATGTGTTTGTGGGTGTAGACCCGGAGGAAAATCTGAAACCGATTGCTCGGTGTGTATTCTGCTTGATTCGCCCTGCTATTGACTTCAATCTCAAGCAACGTCGCAATGGTAGTCAGCCAAAACGTGTTAACCTGCTCTCGGCAGAGACTAATATTTTAGTACCGCCGATAGATTTCGGAGAAACTGTTATGAGTCTACAAATTCCTTCAGCGGAATCTTTGTCTTGCGAACCGGAAACGACCCAAGATAAAGCCAATTCTAAGCCAGTTGCAAGCCAAACGCAAGCCAACTGTAAGCCAACTGTAAGCCAAACGCAGGAAGTTATAGACGATGATGACCCAATGCCTATTGTCGCGGAAAGGCCTGCAAGCGAGGAACTTACTGATGTCTTAGCGTGGGCTAAAGAGCGACAAAGACTTAGCGAATGGCAGCAAAGACAAGAAGAAAAAGCTAAAATACAAGCCAATTCTAAGCCAGTTGCAAGCCAAACGCAAGCCAACTGTAAGCCAAACACAAGCCAAAATCACAATGAAGATGAAAAAGAAGAAATCCCCCCCACACCCCCTAAAGAAGAAAAAGAACTCTCTAAAGAAAAAAACTCTCTAAAGAGAGTAAAAAAAGAAAGGTCTCTCAACCGACCGACCACCTCTAACCCTAAAAGCCATGATAGTAACGTCGCAGACGGTGAAGTAGGGGGCGGGGCCGCCATCGATGGTTTTCTTGATTGGCTAAAGGATAATGCACCGTACATAGCTCGTAACTTCTCACACACTCTGACATCAGATGAACTCAAAAAGTTAAAGCAGACTTACGGCTCTGAAAGAATCGCAGAAACAATCTTGCAGATTGAGAACCGCAAGGACTTGCGTAAGCGATACACCAACCTTTACAGAACCTTGCTTAACTGGTTGAAAAATGAAAAATATGCAGGGTAAAACGGATGTAAACTTCCAACTGCTACATGATGAGAAGTGCGAAGAAGCGGTATTAACTGCTGTCTTAACAGAATCTCCGCGTGCTATCATGGAAGTCAGAGAAATAATTGACGATGAATGTTTCTTTAATCCGGATAATTCAGAAATCTACAAAGCATCATGCTGTCTAATGGACCGTGGTGTGATTCCTGACCTATTGACAGTGACTGCAGAACTTCACGCAAGAGGCTCGGATGTTAGTATAGTCGATGTCGTAGCGAAACTTGCAACGCTCTATACTCCGCCTAACACTGAGTATTATGCTGCCCGGTTGAGAGATTTGGAGTGGCGTAGACGTATGTTGCAGATAGGTCGTTCCCTTAGTGAGGGTGGCTCGCAAGAAGTAGATGATGTTCTTGAAGTTCAGCAACAAGCTATACAAGAACTGCAAGCATTATTCACGGATTCGCGATTAGAAAGCACGACTCTTCAACAGAGTGTCGAGGAGCTGAAGCAATTAATCTCGCAAAATATATCACGAGATAAACCGCTATTAGGAACGCCAAGCGGATTTGCTAAGATTGACGAACATGGTGGACTCGTACCGAGTGATTTGATAATCATAGCCGGAGAGAGTAGCCACGGTAAGACATCTTTCGCATTGGCAATGGTACTTCGCGCAATGCAAGAGAAGCATGGAGTCGCTATCTATTCGTTAGAAATGTCGCGTTTACAGCTCACAGCAAGACTCACGGCAATGCTAAGTGGTATCTCGTCTTTCCGTCTATTGCAGGAACGTTTGTTACCAATCAACGTTGAGACTGTGAATGTGGTAACGGAGAATATTCACGGCAACTACGTATTCTTCGATGATCGCCCAACTTCATCACTTGACACGATTATTACTTCGGCAAGGACTATGAAGCTGAGATATGACATCAAAGGAATTGTCGTTGATTATCTCCAGATACTCAACGTCAATCAGTCGAACAAGATGAGTCCGGAGCAAGCTATGGCACAGGCAGCACGCCGTCTTAAGAACTTAGCTAAAGAGCTTGATATATGGGTGGTCGCCTTATCGCAACTTAATCGCGATAAGGATAATCCGGTGCCAACAGTTAATCGACTACGTGATAGCGGACAGATTGTTGAAGCAGCAGACGTTGTGATATTAGTCTATCGTCCGGAGGTATCCGAGCGCACGCAATATCCACAGCCTTATGCGGATTATTCAGTTAAAGATACCGCGTTAATCAAGGTTGCTAAAGGGAGAAATACCGGGCCATATAGCTTTATCTGCCGTTTCGATGCTGAAAAGACACTGTTTGTTGATTATCCCAATCCGACGATTGCAGGCAGAGGACAAAATAACGAAAAAAACGAACAAGAAAAATTACCGTTTTGAATGGAATGTAAAATCGAAGGAATAAAATCCAATCAAGAGGTGTATGACCTTATCGAAGGGTCGAAAGTCTTTATTGTCATTGTGAATAATGGCGATACATCTCAGTCAATATTAGATGGGACTAATTTAGAGCTTGTGCAAAGTTTGATAAGCGTGATAGCTACACATCCGACATTTGGCACGTTGGTAGAACTTGCACAAGCATATTTAAAAGAGCCAGAAACAAATGGATAAATTAAACGATAAATACAGAAGTAGACTACTGCATCTGCGCAAAAATCGAAAAAAAATATTTGTAGTATATACAATTGCAAATCTGATATTTATTATTATCGCAAGCTGTATATTCTATCGTCGCTATGCAATAATGATACCGGGAGTTTTCCATATAGTCATCATAGGCTATATCATATATACGTTCTTTTTGCATAATATGCTTAACTTTATGGAAAATGCCTTTATGGGTGTATGTGCTACAATGGATATGCACAACGAATTTATCGAAGAATTGTTTGAAAAATTAAGTAAAAATCATGAAACGTCTGATGATGTGGATGCGTAGACATATAACTTGTCGGTGGTGCTACTATGCTGCCGGTAGGGACAATTCTCACTGTAAAAAGAAATGTAATAAACGATTTTAAAATGGAAGAAATAGCGGACTTAATACAGAAATTTGTCATGCAAGACAAAAAAAATCGCTCGGTGCTATCATTAATTAACGACCATGACCAGTGTTGTGTAATATTGGCAGGGAAGAGCGGAAAATTAGCAAATGCAATTTATGAAGTTGCTAAAGAGAATAAGACCTATTTTGAAATTCTGAATAATGCATCTATGCATGTACTATTTGAGATGCTTGAACCGAAGGATATTGTGAAGCTCTTGGCATTATGTATTAAAGCCGCGGAATGGGATCAGGATAAGAAAGATGATTTTCTACGGTTTATGTATGATGTCCTCGCATAGATTTTCACTGCAAAAGGGTGGCAGCATGAAGAAAATAAGCTGCCCTAACTGTGGCAAACACAAGTGCTTCACTCGTTATGTTGACACCGAAGGGCGGTACACCTTCCCTGACTCGGTC